TGCAAAATGAATAACAGTATCAATCTTACAAGTTTCTAAAATATGGCGCATCAAATCCATAGAACACAAATTACCTTGAACTAAAGTATATCTCTCTGAATCGCGTATTTCTTGTTTAATATTCTCTTCACTTGCACAATAATACATAGCGTCTAAATTGATTATTCTTACACTGGGATTTTTGTAAAAATAATAATTTACGAAATTTGACCCAATAAACCCACAACCACCAGTTACTAATAAGTTTTGCATATTCCTTATACTCATTTAATTGTACTTTAATTTTATATTTCAAACACATTTATCTCTCCATTTTCTTATTTTCCTTCATCAAAACTAGCATATCTTTCACTGAATCGCGAATCTTTTTCACATTTGGATACAATGTTTCTAATGCATTGGTATCCAAAAAGTTATTTGAACGCCTCGAGAGAAGAATTTCATTTTGTTCTTCAACTGTAAAGTTCTCCCACTTAAAATCTGGATCAACTATTTCTTTGTATATTTCTAAAATTTCATTGTGCGAAATTACCCCTGGATTAGTCATATTGATAGTACCAGTTTTCCACTTGGAAGCCATATCAACCATAATAGGAATAAGCTCGTTCAAAACTGTCATTGAATTGGGTATCGAACACACCTTCTTATAAGTAGTGATTTTTGTGATAAAATTTCTCTCATTGTATTCATCTGTAATAGGCATTCTAATTCGAACATTTAATGTAGTGTCTCCAAAAAGATGCATTAATTGATCGGTATATCCCTTGACAATGGAATAAGAAGATCCGAAGAAATTGGGTTTGCTCGATTCATCGAATCCATTGATTTCACTGCCAAATGGATGCATATCATCGTATTCAAAAATACAACCTGTTCCCAAATAAGTAAAGTGAATATCTTTTTCCTTGCATAAAATGGCGAGAGAAATTGGAGAATACAAATTATCTCTCAAATTGTCTAATAGTTTTCCTGGTTTTTCCAAGTAATCGATTGTTGTTATTTTCTGTCCTTCAAATATTCCGTGAGTTCTACCTATAAAACTCATTACATTTGTAATATCGGGGTGCAAACTGAATTCTTTGCGGATTCCTTCAATATCATCTGCGCGACAAGATGCCTTGTAAAATCGAATATTATTTTCTCTCAAATAGGCGCACACTTTCCCGCCAATCCAACCGTTAGCTCCAAAAATAAGAAAAACGGGTTTCCCAAAACACAAAAGACTCTTTAAACTCATTATTTACATTGCAAATAAGTTTTTAAATTGTATTATAAAAAATATTGATTTATAGTATGAAAGACGAAATTTACAAGTATTCGAATCCTGCTCAAGCGCAAAGAATGGCTTACAAGTATTTAGGTAAGAAAAATGGTAAGATTTTCAGAAGCACTCGCAAGGAGAAAAAGTATATGATAAAAGACCCAAAAACAGACAAATGGGTTCATTTTGGTCAAATGAACTATGAAGATTATACGAAACACAAGAATAAAACGCGGCGAAGGGATTACTTGACACGGTCGTCCCGAATCAAAGGAGATTGGAAGAAGAATAAGTATTCGGCAAATAATTTGGCGATACATGTGTTGTGGTAGCGCGTTTATCTATAATATTTTTAATTTGCTATTCAGTGATTTATAATAATAATTATTATACATTACATTTTTATCTAATGCTTTTGTTAAGGTCTTGTCACTAATTTTCAGTTGTTTGATACAATCGTATTTACAAATAAATTCTTTTACCAACTTATTTTCTGTGTCAAATTGTCCTACACCATTTCGATATAATATAGGTTCTCCGTTTTTCTCTTCAAATCCGTTTTTTAATTCATTGTCGCAATCATCGTACAATTTGTAATAAAACCCCTTGGCTAAAGTAAAATTTTTAACTGGGTTGTCTAAAGCAGAAATTGACTGAAATCCATTGAAATGTGCAGCTGTTTTTCTGTCTATATAGACATTAACAATTTGTGTTTTATCGTTGTTTATTTGAGCAATATAACCTAAATTTTGTGCTTTTGTTTGTTTGGTGCAAGCAATTTGATGAATAATATTTGGGTCTAATTCTCTATCAACAAAAAGCCACCGGAAGCCGCAATAAACTGTATTTTCAAATACCGCTTTATTTATACTGGGTCTTTTCAAAGAAGAATTTTCTTTCATAGCCTCAGCGACACATTCATAAACTTTTACTAATTGCATTGTTTCTGGGTTTATTTTTTGAAGGCGTGGTCCTAGTGTTGGTAAAGGTTCGTTGAAACCAGTTATAACTTTGGTTTGTGATGAATTTAATTTCTCTGCAAGTTCTCTATTTGATTTTTCCAGATTGTCAATTTTTGAAGACAGTTTTTTTAACATAGAAAGCAATTCTTGTGCTATTCCATTTTCATTATTTACATTTTGCATTTCAAGTTTTAATTTTAGTTGTTCATTTTCTAACTCTAACTTGTGTGTGTCGTTTTGATTGAAATACTTGATATTACTATTTACTATATTCAATAGTGTTTGGTAAGAAAGTTTCTTTCCAATTAAAAATAATTCTAATTCACCCTCGTGTCCAGATAAATCATTTACTCTTGAATCTATTATTAATTGATGTTCTTTTATAAAAGATTCAAAATCTTTGCTTTTGTTGACGGCAAAGCAATCAAGTAGCAGGCATTCTGGATATTTACTTTTGTGTTCTTTGTAGCGATTTGTAATTCCTATACGACTTTCTCCAACTTTTATAATATATTGTCCATTTTCAAGTGTTTTTACCTTTATAACATAAAAAATTGCACCTGATGTTGCATATTCTTTTAACAATATTTTTTCTCTTTCTAAAACCTTTTGTTTTTCCAACTTTGCATTATATTCTTGGTTTTTTTTCTCTTCTAGTAATTGAAATTCTGTTTTTTGTTGTTCAAGTTGCAGTTTGAGTTCATTGCTTTCTTCCATTAAAATTTCTTGCAGAATTTCTTCTAATTTAATAAAATATTCATGAATTTCGTCTGCTTTTTTTGTTCCAGCTTTCAAACAAAATTTTTTGAAAGTTTCAACATTCAACATAATTATTTCTTTGTTGTGACCGCCTCTATCTTTTTTTTGCTCACCCGGCTGGGTGAGCAAAATTTTATAATCTTTATTAATTACAAAAAATTTATTTAATAACTCCTTTGCTTTGTGTTTAGAACTAAATTCAAGCCAACTCCACACATTATCCAAGTCAATAACGAAATCATTCTTATTATCATACTTCAAATAGCAGTAAAATCTCGCTACAAACATCTGTTGCTCATAATTATTAAAGTATTTTTGCACCTTTTCAATCAACTTTGACTGATAACTACCATTTAATTTGGTAATTGGATTACTTTCAATAAGATTTACAATATCCACACTCATCTTTACAAGTTATGATATGATTTGTAACTATTTCTTTATATTGTTCTTTGCTTTAATAATTAAAAAGCGATTATTTTAATTATTATATTATAAGAATAAAATCCACACGATATATGGTGATAATATTTTTAATTGCTATATGCTAACCCGCCCATTCCCGACATAATTCTGAGCACATTGTAGTTGGTGGCGTACACGCGGACCTTGGCAGTCTTGGTGCCCTCAACGGTGGCGTTGGAGAGCACAAGTTGGAGTGTGGCGTTATCAATGCGCGAGAAGTTGCAAGTGCCCGAGGGTTGGTGTTCCTCAGGGCGGAGAGCAAAGGAGTACACATTGATACCCTCATCAGGGCAGCGGGTGTGGGCTTGGTAAGGTTGCACCCACGAGAAGTAGGAACCTTCACGCTCAGAGAAGCGATCTTGGCCGTTGAGTTGGAGCTTGGCAACGACGACAGGGTTTTGGCCCCAACAGTGCATATCGAGAGAAGTCTCGGAAAGCACGAAGGTACCTGCATCAGAAACAGAGGAACCAGGTCCGGCGACTCCTCCAGGCACACCGTGTCCAGTTTGAGTAACCGTGTAGGGATTTCCATAATTTTGAACAGTGTATTTATTTGTAATATTTTCTCTTGGAATACCTCCGTTGACCGCTTCAGTATAGCCACTCTCAGGAATATTATCAGTATAATATTTTCCTCCAAGGTTAGGCTCGTTGTAAGGGTCGTTAGGACCGTGCCAGTATCCAGTAGAATTGGGGGGGATGTAAGCATCATCCGCGCCAGCATCTTGGAAAAAACCACCTGCTGTAATGTAATTTCCAGCAGTCACTTCAGCGGGACCTCCAAAAGCGTGAACGGCGTTGGGTAGAGCATCAACAGCATCAGTGTAGTTGAAGGGTTGGGCACCAAGAACCTTGAAAAGAGTTGCGTCACAAAGAAGAGATGAGCAATAATCAACATTTTGATCAGGTTGAACAACCCAGATTAACTCCTTAACGGGGTGATTAAAGTTGAGCTTGATCTTGTTCGAGGAAGATCCAACAGACTCGTCACCAGTGAATTGGAGCTGTGTGATGAGGTACTCGTGGGGGTTCTGAGCAAAGCGGCGACGCTCGTCTGTGTCCAAGAAGACATAGTCAACATAGAGAGAAGCAGCAACAAGCGACTGGTTGTATGCAATAGTTGCGCTTACTGTGGTGCCAGGAGAGTATTGATTGCTTGCATATTTTTGTGGGTGGTCAAGGCCAACTTCATTGCTATTGCAACTCAAAGAGGTGACAGCCCACAAGCACTCATCAATGGGGCGAAGATCGAGGTTGATCTTGACCTCGTGATATTGGAGGGCAATCAAAGGAAGAGCAAGACCGGGGTTGGTGCAGAACCAGAATTGAAGGGGAACATAAAGCGTAGTCTCGGGAAGAGCGTTACGGGGAGCGCACACTTGACGAGGAGCCAAGGAATCGCAAGGACCATCAACATCGGAGAAAGAAGGATCTGTGATGAAGGTAAGTTGGGTTGTGTTACCAATCATCTTGAAGTAACCGCGTTGTTGCTCTGAGGTCATTGTGAGCTGGTTCCAGATGTGCATCCAGTCACCGTATTGGCGGTCAATGCGTTGACCACCAATCTCAACCTCAACTTGAGCAATAAGTTGCTCGCCGGGGTAATCTAACCAACGAGCGTAGACGCTCGAAAGTCCTCCCATGGTCAAAGAAGATGTGTTTCCCATATATTGGTTGATC